CTTCCTATGATGTCAGTTGTTATGGATGGTATGGAGTATGACCCTAATAGACAAACCAGTAAAGTACGAAATGTTGTAAAGACCAGAAATGAAGGTGATGCAACGATGTCAAGGTTTTTGAATCCAATACCATATAACTTTAACTTCACATTAACAATATGGTCATTACATATGGTGGATGTTGATCAAATACTTGAACAAATATTGCCATATTTCACACCAAACATATTTGTTAGGATAAATATACCTGAATTAGACTCATCATTGGATTTAAAAGTTATTCTAAATAGCTGTAGTCCAGAAAGTACAAATGAGATGTCTGATGAAGAAATAAGAGTATTGAAATGGAGCCTAACATTTACAGTATATGGGTATTTGTTTCAACCACTTCAATCAACTGGTATTATTAAGAAGGTTATACAAAAGTTATATGGTGATGATCATAGCTGGGGTCATAGGTTTACAGAATCAGAATTTACATCTGGTAGTGGATATGAAATGGCTGCATTATTTACAAAAGCTATATCTCCATATTTTAATGAAGATGATTGGACTGCAAGTACTGAATATGAAATAGGTGATTTTGTGAAACCAACGACACCAAATGGTTATCTATATCAAGTACAAAGTTTATTAATTCCTGGCAAATCAGGTACAACTGAGCCTACATGGCCTGTATTAAAAGGAAAGCCTGTAGTTGATAATGATATAGTATGGGAACGATACCAGCATGAAGAGTATAAAAGGCTAGTAGAATATGAGGTGTATGAATAATGGTAGACACTCAACTTAATAAAGCATCATCGTTTTCATTTGAATTAGTGTTTCCTGTAATGCCTACACAAACAGAGCTTAAACCTAATGAGGAATTTGTTCTTAATATATATGAGACAGTAATACCTGGGGTTACATTAGATATATTACCACAAAGATGGCAAGGAGGGGTAACTAATAGAGCCAGTGGGGAATTGACATTTGAGCCTTGGAATGTAAACTTTACAGTAGATTCGGATTTTAAGAACTGGCGGGTTATATTTGATTGGTTTATGTTTGTAAATAATAATAAAAACAAATATATAGATTTACATAAGAATTATTCAGTGGATGCTACATTGAAAGTGTTTAATAATTTTCAAGAGCATAAATTTTCACTGTTCTTTGTTGATGTATGGCCTAATAGTATTGGGGAAATACAATTTACATATAGGGATGGTGAACAAATTCTTGATTCCCAAGTATCGTCTGTATATGATAGATATGAGATAAGGGAATATTCTGTCCTATAAAAATAATAGGAATGATATAAATATAGTAAGGAAATAAACAAAACATATATGTAAATGTAATAAACTGAAAGATAATATATGTCAAAACCCAACTTGTAATGGTAAATCAAAGATGATATGTATACATCATATAGATTATGATAAGAAAAATTGTCGGCCTAGTAATTTGATAACATTATGTTTTTCATGTAATGCTAGAGCCAATTTTAATAGAGAAAAATGGAAAGTATTATATGAGAATATAATAACAAATAGATAGATAAATGGAGGAATAAAATTATGGCTTTTTACCTGTCGCCACTCGTCGACGTAAATGAAATAGATTTAACTACTACAATACCTGCAGTGTCAACATCAACTGCTGCATTGGTATTGAGAAGAACTTGGAAAGGTCCAGAGATGAAGAGACAACTCATTACTAACATTGATGACCTTTTAACAGTGTTTGGTGAACCCGATGCCCATTGTTATAAAGACATGATGGCTGCAATGGGATATTTAAAATACGGTAATAAACTATGGTGTACAAGAGCTATGCCTTCGTCAGCAAGATTTTCTGGTATTTATGGAAGTCTAGGGACATCTGCTTCAAATGCAATAGATTTAACAGCTTATACATCTGGTAATGCGTTTGTAATGTCTAATCTGGATAGTGATGATCCAGATCAATTCCATGATGAAAGCCCATTTTCAACATTACCAACATCAGGAAGTGATATCTCAATCATAGCCAGTTCAAGAGGTGTATGGGGAGATTATACAAAAGTTGCTATTATTGATAAAGGAACATATTCAGTAGTAACATCAGCAAGTGGTGGAACATATAATCAATATGTTGCTGCAGGTGGTGTATTAACTGAAACTCTTTGGAATGATGTTGAAAATACAGATTTTCCGATTGAAACACAAAGAGAGTTTCTTGTTATAGTAAAAGCTGCCAATCAAGATCAAATTAATAAAGTATCAATTCCATATACTGTAAGGGAAGTATTTTATGTTTCAACAGATGAAACTAAAATAGATGATGAAGGAAACAATATTTTTGCACCTAATGTTATCAACAGGGAATCAAAGTATATTAGAATTGCACTTACATCATCAACTACAAATTCTGATTTTTACGCATATACATCAGCTTACGAACAGTTAAGCGGTGGTACTGATAGTTTTACAACTTGGGACTTAGATTTAAGTTATGAAGATTCAGTTGTTATTGCAAGTTATGCTTTATACCAAAACCCAGAAGTTATTGATATTAATATTCTTATTGATGGAGATAAACGACTTGCTGTAAAACAATCACTTGTTGAAATAGCAGAAGGTAGAAAAGACTGTATTGCTGTATGTGATTGTTACAGTACAAGTGTTGTTAATCAATCTGGAAGTGAAGTAACTAATCTTAGAGATTTTAGACTTGGTACTTTTAATGAGAACAGTAGTTATGTAGCTCTTTATGGTAACTGGCTTGAAATGTTTGATCAATGGAATTCTAAATATCGTTGGATTCCATCATCAGGTCATATGGCAGGAATTATGGCTAGAACGGATGATGTTTCTGATCCTTGGTTCGCACCTGCTGGTTTGAATAGAGCAGTATTGACAAACATTAGAAGATTAGCTTGGTCCCCAACATTGGGTGAGAGAGATATCCTTTACAAAAATGGTATCAACCCAATTGTGTCTTTCGCTGGACAGGGAAAGGTTGTTTGGGGTCAAAAGACAATGTTGGATAAATCATCAGCTTTTAATAGAATCAATGTTAGAAGATTGTTTATTGTAATGGAGAAGGCTATCTCAACAGCCGCTAAATACTTCTTATTTGAACCTAATGATGAGTTTACTAGATTGTCAATTATAAATATGATTGAGCCTTTCCTCAGAGATGTAAGAGGACGTAGAGGTATTTATGACTTCATGGTAGTTTGTGATGAAAGAAATAATACAGGCGAACGTATTGATAGACAAGAGCTTTGGGTAGACATTTATGTTAAACCTACTAAGGCTACTGAGTTCATCGTACTTAACTTTATTGCAACCAAAACAAGTGCTTCGTTTACTGAATTGGTTGGTCAAACAGGCGAAGGACTGTAAAATATATAAATATGGGGGTTAATTCCCCCATATTTAAAGAGGTATGTCTAAAAGATGAGTATTGATATTGATGCTTTTATATCAGAAACGGGTGGTGACAGAGCCAGATCATATTTATTTGAATGGTATTTACCACCTACACCTGAGTTAAATTTAGAAATACCAATACCAGGCATTGATTTTGACTTACCATCTGCAAAATATTATGTAAAATCATCAAGTATACCAGAATCAAGTGTAGAAGAAGTCAGTACTTATTGGCAAGGTACTCAATATAAGGCAGCTGGATCAAGAAGATTTAGTGATTGGATAGTAACAGTATTAGGGGATGAAGGTGGATATTTAAGATCATTATGTGATGTTTGGATGCAAAACATACATACTATATTACCGGATATAAATAGATATGGTACTGCAAAAGAGAGTATGAATCCTTTATCCACTTATTTTAGATCACAAATTTTCGCAATGTTAGATAGTGAAGGTGATACTACATTGTTAGTTGCATTAAAAAATACTTGGCCTAAATCAATAGGACCAATAAGTTTAGATTATGAGACAAATGATTTTGCATCATTTGATATAACATTTGCATATCAATATCATATAATAGCACCTTCATTTGGATTAGGTTAATACATGGGATCATTTTCATTAGAATCTATAGCTGGTAGTTTAGGACTAGGTGGTTTATTCTCAGATTCCAAATTTAGTGTTGATGGTTTTTCATCATATTTTGAAGGCGGTGCGCGTGCTTATTTATTCTGGTGGATACCGGCATCACCAAGAATACAAGGAACATTAATGGATGATGATTTTAGATTTCTTGTAAGATCATCAAAAGTACCAGCGACAAATATAGAAGAAATAAATATAGAACAACAAGGCTTGAATTTTAAGATGGCTGGTAAAAAAACATTTGATGATTGGACATTAACATTTAATGTTGATAAAGATGCCGATTTAAGAAAGAAGTTTGAAAAATGGTCTAACCTTATATGTGATGTAAATAATGAAGGTATTTCTAATAAATATTGGGATGATTATACATCAAGACAAAGATTTCAAATGCTTAATGGTGATGGTGACGAAATATTAACAGTAATACTTGAAGGTGCGTGGCCAAAAATGATAGGCGAAACTACTATGGATTATAGTAATCAAGATTTCGCACAATTTGATGTGACATTTGCATATCAATTTCATACAATAGAATAAATAACACTATGGAAAAGTTATTTAATTAGGAGGAAAATATAATGGCGGGTTTTGACTTAAATAGTTTTAAATCTAGTTTTGATGGTGGGGCAAGAGCATATCTTTTCATGTGGCAGCCAGATCTACCAGTACAAAATACTTTAGGGGATGCAACTTCATACCTTGTTAAATCATCATCTCTACCGGGCGATACGGTGGATGAAATTATCGTAACATGGCAGGGTGCGGATTATAAAATGGCTGGTAGAAGAACTTTTGATGTCTGGAATGTATCTTTGAATGTTGATAGAAATTCAGCAATTAGAAAGGATCTTGATGCGTGGATGGCAAAGATACATAAAATAGATACAAGTAATGATTATTCATATGGTACACCTGGCGCTGAAGCATCACCTACTGGCGATGTTGGTACTTATTTTAGCCAGCAAAAGATGCAATTATTAGGCTATAGTGGTGAAGTTATCACAACAGTAACTCTATATGGTGCATGGCCTAGTGCAATTTCTGAAATGGCTCTTGATTATCAATCAATTGATGTTGCCACATTTGATGTGACATTTACATATCAATATCATGAGTTTGCAGACGTATAAAATTTAATTATGTCTATATCAGGATTTGATTTAAATAGTTTTAAAGCTAATTTTGATGGTGGAGCTAGGGCTTTTTTATTTTTTTATAAGCCAGAGTTTCCATCATCAATTGCAGTTGAAACTACTTTTAGTGATTTAGTATCACAAGGAAAGGATGTTAAAGACTTTTCCGATACTTTTTTAAACGCATCTAAGCAAAAAAAGATGAGCTATATGGTTAAATCAACATCATTTCCTAGTAGAAACATAGAAGAATTAACTCTATCTTGGAAGGGATTTAAACGTAAGATAGCTGGACCAGCAACATATGATGATTGGACTATATCATTTAATGTAGATAATGCGTATGAGGTTCGTAAGGACTTTGATAGATGGTCAAATCTTATAGTACAAATAGGTAAAGATTATAAAAGAGAAGATACTAAATATGGTAATGTTGATACATACTTAAAAGATCAATACCTATGGACATTGGATAGAAATGGCAATAAATCATCTGTAATAAAATTAGTTCAGGCTTGGCCTAAAACAGTTGGTGAGATTTCATTAGATTATCAATCAATAGAAGTATCTAATTTTGAAGTAACATTTTCTTATCAATATTATGAAATAATACAATAAAGAATATAAATAGGTGTATAAAGTGTAAGGAGGCATAAAAATGTCAGAAGAAGAAAAGGTGAAAGAAGAAGTCGCAGGGCCAAAGAAGCCTGATTTTAGAAACTATCTTAATATATATGAGTTTGATGCAACACTGCCTGGTAAGAAGCTAATAGTTAAGTTCAAACCAATTACAACAGGACAGTTAAAAAGACTTCTTGTGTATGAGAATGAAACCGATCCAATGGCAATAGAGAACGCATTGGATGAACTCATGATGACATCAATTATAACAGAAGGTTTTAATATTGATGACATTTATCTACAAGACAGATTCGCATTACTTGTAGAAATGAGAAGAAAGTCAAAAGGTGATCAGTATAAGTTTCAATATAATTGTGCTGAATGTGGCTCCCAGACTATGCAGTATATTGATTTATCAAAACTTAAAGTAACAGAACTACCAGAAGATATAGATAATGTTGTAAAGATTGATGATAATGTTAGTGTAAAGGTTGGACATACTACAAGAAAAGCACAGAAAGAAGCATATGCTTTAATGAAAAAGAAGAAAGGTCTTTCTGAAATGCAGAAGTCAACTGAAATGTCAATATATACACATGCTTACAATATAGAATCAATTACAGTACCAGAAGGTGAGATAAAGGATTCTAATATAGAAGAAAAGAAATACTTCCTAGAGAATATACCATCACAAGGGTATGAGAAAGTAAGAGATTGGTTTAAAGACAATGACTTTGGTGTTGACTTTAAATTCGATATTGAATGTAGTGGATGTAAGAAGAAAGAGACTGTTGACATACCTGTAGACGATTTTTTTTTCTAATTAAGATAGTATGTGATACTACATTACAAAACATTGTAACGGAACAATACTATTTATCAAGTAAGGCTGGTATCAGTCTTACAGAATCATCACAATTACCAGACTTTGAGAGAGAAGCCTATACAAACTTACTAATAAAGGAACTAAAAGAAAAATCAGAATCTATAAGTTTCAAATAAACTCGCTTAGGTTAAAATCCTAACGGATCATTAAAGGGGTCTAAAGAGTTATCATAGAAATAATGGTAATCCTATAGACCCTTTTTTATTGAGAGGACATGATATGAGATCAACAGACAATACAAGAAGAACTTCAAATAATACACAACCAACTGTACCACTTGTTGGTAAACCAGTAATTGTTGAAGACCTTACTGTTGGTAAGGCTATTAAAGACCTTGTAGAAGAAGTTAAAAAGAATACTGCACAAATATCAAAAGATGATAAATCTAAACCAATTAAACAGGAAACGACTAAACCTGATAAACCAAAAGCAGAAAAGCCTAAAGCAGAAAAGCCTAAAGCAGAGTCTAAATCAAAAGCAGAAAGTAAGTTTAATAGCTCTCCATCAATTATACCCATCAAAACAGAAATTACAGTAACAAATGATGAAAAAAATGATACAGATAAAAAAAGTGGTAAAACTCTTGGCGAACATATAATAAGTGGATTTCAATCAGCTATATCCAAAGATATGAACTCTATGACAGGCTTGTTCTATGGGGTAGTTAAAGGATTTGGCGAAAAGGTTAAAGAAGATTTCAAACTTTTGAGAGAAAGAAGTGCTCTTATTGACAATACAGCTGCAATAATGACTAATATATTTGATCATGTCAAGACAGGTATGAAGGATCTTGTTGGTAAATTAAGTAGTCAATTTAGAGAAGTATTGGGTCCAATAGCGGAAGCCTTTGATATGTTTAAGAGTGCTTTAACTACAATATGGTCTATGGGTAAAAGTGTTGTAGGTGTGTTTACTAAAAATAGAGAGAATAAAGCCGATGAAGAACAAAGTAAGTATTTAAAATCTATTGTACAGCATGCTACAAAGAAAGGCTCGTTATATGTGCATGATACCCATTTAGAAGGGTATATGACTAATCTTCTTGAAAAGACAGAACATTCTATAAAGGCTAGTATAGAAGGTACTATGGGTCTTGGTAAGAGACTTGATATACAAGG